CAAATATAAGCCTAAGACTTGGAAAGACATTCTTTCAATGTGTAAAAAATAAACCTTAAAGCAATTCCTGCCGATAAAATATATGGTATAATTGAGGTATTATGAGGGCTTACGAATTATTAACAATAGGATATGAAGGGCGAGCGATTGACGAGTTTGTTGACCGCTTAAAGCAGTTTAATATTTCCCGCCTGATTGATGTCCGTGAAATTCCGCTTTCACGCAAGCCCGGGTTTTCAAAGACTTCTCTCCGTGAAAGGCTTGAAGATGAACATATTGAATACGTCCATGTGAAGGCACTCGGAAGCCCCTCGGATATTCGCAATAAATTAAAAACAGACTGGGATTATGACTATTTTTTCAAAGCGTATGGGAAGTATTTATCCCAGAACATGCAAGTCGTCAAAGAGGTTTATCAATTCATTAGTGATGGCGTGAATTGCATTATGTGTTTTGAGCGTTTCCCGGAGAAATGTCACCGCACTGCGGTTGCCGATAAAATAAAAGAGTATGACGGAAACGGACTAAAAATCAAACACATATAATCGCTTTGAAGAAGATTGAAAAGATGAGAAACTTGGGATGTATCGAGAAATGTGCGAAAAGGAGGAATTATGAATGACGAGAAGGAAGGTGAACTTGCAAAAGAAACATTCTTAAAATTAGGGTGGGATATTTATGACGAGCGTGATGTTGAAGTCTTACATAAGGGGGTGCGCTGTGAACGATCTTTATGCGCTGGAAGAAGAAACCTACACGATCCAGACCAATAACTGCCGTGAGTTCCCCATCGATCAATTCAGCCGGAAGGAATGGCGCATCCTGTCTCTTTATTTTCGGGAACGCCGATCCTACCGGTTCATCGTCAAAGCGGTCGGCGTGTCGCACGCCACGATCGTCAGCGCCTTGAAGCGTGCAATCCGGCATTGTCCGAAGCTGGCGGAACACCGGACGATCACCTACACAGCAAAGGAGAAAAGGAAATGAAATATCTATGCGTCGGTGAGGAATACGAAGCGAACGGGGAAAAGAAGGTGGCCTGGAAGCGGATCGGGGAAACCTTCACCGGCAAGAACGGCAAGGAATACGCCAAAATCTACCACATCCCGAACACGCTGATCCACGTCTTTGAGGCGGACAAACCGAAGGACGAAAGCGGGTTTACAGATGACGCAATATCTTAAACCATCCTTCACGATCTACCCAAGCAAGACGCCGGCGAAAGCGAAGTGCCACGTGTGCGGTGTCGATCTGCCGGTCGTCACCCGCAAGCGGAACGGCAAGCCGGAATGTCCGAAGTGCTTCCGAAAACCCAAGATATAGTAACCCTTCTTTTCGCTTGCAAAAGTTATCATGTTATGCTATGCTGTATTCAAAAGGAGGAAATGCCATGCAAGAATTATCCAAGTATTTGAAGAAACTGCGGGGCAAACTGTCGATAAGACACGTTGCCGAGAAAACAGGCGTCTCAAACGCTTATCTCTCACAACTGGAAGGCGGGAAACGAGACAACCCCCATCCTGACGTATTAAAAAAACTGGCGAAGTTTTACGAAATCCCGGTGATTGAATTTCTCAAGAAAGCGGGATATTTAGATGAGGACATAAGCGAAGAAGAAACCTTTGAAGAAAAGATCGACCGGCTTTTTAAATACGTCACAAATAAGCCTGACTATAAATACGGACACCGTATAAAAGGAGCCGTTACCGCTGACGTTAAAAAGTTTGTAATTGAAATGTACGAAAAAGCCTCGGGAGAAAAACTGCTGTGAACAAACCCGCCTCTGAGAATAAAACTATCCGGGCTTTTGCCAAGCATTTGATCAAAAAGGAATTGCCGTTATCTCCTTCAAAGATGGCGGATGAATTTCTCTTCCAATAGGGTATACAAGGGGTGCTACATAGCCGTGTAGCGCCCCTTTCGCCCTAAAGCGTTGTAGGGGAAAGACTTACAGCGCACCCCGTAAAAATCTGACAAGGATGTAGAGCAGAAAAGAACTGCATCCGCTTATTTTCACGGGGAAAGAATGTCAGATGAAATAGTAATCGACACAGTTCGTGCATTTTCCGGCGTAGACGAAGCATCTTTGAAGGTGAAAAAGATGGCGTGGCTACGCTGTCCCCGCATTGAAGAATCGGTCGCAAAGATCGAAAAGTCCCACCAGATTTCCGGCGTAATGTTCAAGGGAAACGCCATCGGATTCATCCTTTCAGAAAAGCCTTCGGAGAAACCCGCCCAATGAAAACACCCTACGTCCCCAAGAAGAAACTGATGTCGCTTCTTGAAAAGATCGAAGGGCGGAATCTAAAGACACGGACACGGAAGGCGCTGATCATTTCGCTTCTGAAGTCGCCGGAGCATTACACACAGGAAGATATAGCTGAAAGTTTGGGAGTGTCCCGAACTTATGTCGGACAAGTGCTTTATGAAAATTTCCGGCTTGCGAAAGTCGATCCGGAATTTGAAGCGCACAAGGATATTTTAATTTTGAACCAGCAGATCGAAGCGACCTTGCAAGACCTTAAAGCGTTATGTGCTGATCCTTTGCTATGGGGAAAAGAAAAGCGGGAGTGCCGGAAACTTCTTGCGGAACTGATTGAGAAAAAACAAAAGCTGACACAGGGTGATCGACCGACGGTGGTCGTGAACAATCAAAACGTGAACACGGTGGCGCAATCGAATGGTGATGCTGGCGGACTTACCGGAGAAGATCGAGAGTTCCAAGAACGAATGCTTGAAACACTTCAGCGAAGATTTAGCACGAAATAGTTTTCTTTATTTTTTCGTCACGATCTTTGCTTTAGGGGTCAAGCGGGTCGAAGGTCGCTTTTCATACGGCGAACACTTGGAAGAATGGGCTTACCGGCTTCAGACCGGAACGAGGACTTGCACGATCAGCGCCCGCTTCCACTTGAAGTCGACGACGGTGATCGCTTATTGGGCTTGGCTACTCTACCGGATGGAGGATCGCTACAACGAATATCTGTATCTGTCCTATTCCGAAGGGATGGCATCGTACCAGACGAAGCGACTGAAGCGGATCGTGGAGGCGTTGCCGGAGTATTTCGGGGGCTACAAGGATTTGACGGACAGCGCATCGATCTGCCGGTATGGGAAGGATGGGAAAGAGTTCTTACTTGAGCCGGAAGGGATTCTGAACTTTAAGCGTGGCAGACACCCGAAGGGGTTGATCTGTGACGACATCCTTCGTGATCCGGATAATGTGATGGAACTTTCGATCTTGCAGAAGGTGGAACGCATCTTCGTGGAACAGATCGAACCGATGCCACGGGATTTCTTGCACGTGGTCGGGACGCCACAGGATCGTGAAGATTTGTTTTATAAGCTGTCACAGACGGGCGTGTATGACGTCCGCTTCTATCCGGCTGTGAAGGATTGGGACGCAAAGGAAGTGTTGTGGGGCGAGCAGTACCCGTTTGAAAAGCTGATGCAGTACCGCCGGTCGATGGGCGAAAAATCGTTCTTGAAAGAATTCCAGTGCGAACCGGTGCGGTCGACGGAATGCTTCATCACGCCGGCGAAGCTGAACAGGATCGTGCGAAACCGGCTGAAGAACTACCCGCTTGTCGGGGATTTACGTTTTAAAAGCCGGACGGTGGTCGCCGGCTTTGACATCGGGAAGAAAACGCATCCTTCCCACTTGTGTGTGCTTGCGGAGCATCAAGGGAAGCTGGTTCAGATTCACAGCAAGTTTATGGACGGCTGGGAATACAAAGACCAGATCGCTTATTTAACGCAAGCGATTGAGAAGTTCGGCATTCAGCGGTTGAAGTACGACAACACCCGTGCGGAGTTTGAAGGATTTCAAGAGCAAGGCATCTTGCCGGCGGAGATGGAAGGCGAGACATTCGGAAGCAAAAATCAGTTCCGGATGGCGACGGAACTGGACGCCGAGATCACGGCGGAGAACTTACAGCTTTTAAACGATGAACGGCAGAAACGTCAGCTTTTATCGGTGGACTGCGATCTGAAAGCGCCATCGAATTCAGAGGGACACGGCGACGCATTCTGGTCGCTGGCGCTTGCCGTGGATGCGTGGAAACAGTCACAGGGAAGAATGATCTGGACATTGGGGGAATAGACAAAAATGTATTTTAAGATCGGGCGTTTTGAATTCGGATCGAAGCCGGCGGTAAAGGCAGATGCAGACCTTGAAGCGATCAAGGCGAAGATCGTCGAGGAAATGGAAGCGAAGTCCGTGTCATCGACGTGGAATAAACTTTTCATCACGGGGCAAGCGATGACGCTTGGGGACAACGCAGTCCAGTTCCCGATGCAAGACATCGCCAGCGTCTACAAAGCGATCAGTGTGATCGCTGAAAACGTGCCACAGGCGCAGTTCGGGTTCTACACGCTGGACGGCGAAGAACTGATGGAATCATCGGATGCGAGAGCGCTCAAAGCACGGTTCGCACGCCCGAACGCACAGCAGTCCGGCAACGACTTCTTGCAAGAATGGACAGGCTACTTTGCTTTATACGGGGAAGCGTTCATCCGGAAAGTGGCTAACACGGTCGGGGAAATGATCGGGCGGGAAATCCCCCAGCTTGTGAACTTAAACCCGAAGTGTATGACCGAGAAGATCGATCGTGCCACCGGCTTGATCACGGCGTGGCAGTATACGACACAGGGCGGGACGATCATCATTCCGGCGGAAGAAATCATTCACACGAAATCGTTCAATCCCTATAACCCGTACCGTGGTCTTTCCCCGCTTTCCCCGATCGATGACGAGATCGAAATCGACCAGAACGCTTTGACGTTCAATAACGCCTTTTTCAAGAACGACGCTACCCCGAACTTCGTGCTTTCCACGGATCAGAAACTTGGAAAAGACCAAGTGGAACGGCTGAACCAGTGGTGGAAACAGCGCTATGGCGGAGCGAAGAAAGCATACCAGCCGGCGGTGCTGGAATCCGGACTGAAAGCGTCCACCGTGATGACCACGCACAGGGATATGGAGTTCATCGAACAGAAGAAACTGATGCGTGAAGAAATCTTGGGGATTTGGAAAGCGCCGAAGGCGCTGTTCAACATCACCGAGAATCTTAACTACGCCACGTTTCAAGGGCAGATGAAGGTGTTCTGGTTCTACTGTCTGATGCCGATCCTTCGCAAGTTTGAAGACAGCGTGAACGAATTCATCGTCAAACCGTTCGATGCCAAGATCGTGATGAAGTTCGATCTGAAGAACGTGCCGGCGTTCCAAGAAGATTTCAACGGGAAGGTGACGACCGCCAAGACGCTTTTTGATATGGGATTCACGGCGAACGAAGTGAACGAAAAACTGGAACTTGGGTTTGATTATGCGGAATGGCGTGACAAGTGGTGGATCAGTCCGCTTCTTGCACCCGCCGGAGAAGCGCCGGCTTATGAAGATTTTTGGGGTTCGGGGGATGATGCACAAACCGAGAATGCAAACGACGAGAAGGCTGGAAAAGCCAATAGCGAAAAGGGTTTGTCTAATGCACTCCCCCCTACCCTTCCCCAAAGGACTGTCAAACAGCTGGCGATCTTGAAAGCGTTCAGCCGGAGACAGTCGAGCCTTGAAAAGAGTTTTGAAAGCAAGGTCAGCCGGTATCTTTACGAAGTCCGGAAGGCTGTGATGGCGACGCCGGACGCTGATCTTGTGAAAGGCGCACTTTCCGTGAACTGGACGACGAAAAACGACTTGCTTTTGAAGTATACGAAGCCATTGATCGCAGAAAGCATCAAGCAAGGGGTCGAGCAAGGACGGGATGTTTTAGGGCGCACGAAGGGGCTGGAAGATGACATCCTTCAGCAAGCGACGCAGTCCTACTTGGAAGTCCGGTGCAGTAAGATTCAGATCGTGAACGTGAACCTTGAGAAAGCGATTCAGAACCGTATTCGTCGGGCGGTGGAGACAGCGACCACAGCCGGCGGGACGGCGACCGAGATCGCTGAAAGCATCGAAGCGCTGGGCGGGGTTGTCCGGAACGAACTGAAGAACTTTTTCAATGATTCCGGATACAGGGCGAAGCTGATCGCACGCACGGAAACGTGCGGGGCGCTCAACGGCGGATCGGAACTGTATTACAAGCACGAAGGCGTGAAACGGAAGATGTGGGTCACGTCGCACGATGAATCGACACGGGAATCCCACCGTGAATGCGAAGCGCAAGGTGCGATCCCGATGAATCAGCACTTTCATAACGGGCTTTCGCATCCGGCGGATCAAACCGGTGACGTGGCGGAGATCGCAAACTGCCGATGTACGCTTGCACCGATTACGGAGTGAAAGACTTGCTGAAGCATCCGGTCGTGGTGATGGGTGGTATGCTCCCCGGCGGGGTGACATACGTCGGACTGAAACAGATGGGCGAGAAGTTTGTGACGAACGGAAAGATCACGCGTTCCGATTACAACAAACTGAACGGCATTCTCAAGGAACAGAACATCGACCTTGATAACCCGCCAACGGTGTAAATCATGGGGCAGATACAATATCCGATCACGGTCATTCAGGGCGTTGATTTTTATCTGACGCTGACGCTCCTTCTTTCCGACAAGGTGACGCCTCGTGATCTTACGGGGTACACGGGGAAGATGCATATCCGAAGGACCTTGGAAAGCGACGAGGTGATCGCGGAGCTCACGACTGAGAATGGCGGGATACAGATCACGGCCGGGACAGGCGTGGTGTTGATCCACATTCCGGCGGCCGATTCGGCGGGGTTTGAGTATCCGGCGGAAGGCGTTTATTCCCTGCACCTCATCAACGGGACTGGTGCGATTTTCAGGAAACTGGCCGGGCCTGTCACATTTGAGCAAGACGCAACCCGTTAAGCGGAGGCATAAAGATGGAATGCATCACGATCATCGAGAAAGCCTCGGAACTGAGGATCGCCGACTGCTCTGGCGTGGTCGTGATCCAGGAGCCGCGTCAGACGGTAAGCCTTGAGAGCAAAGGCGACGTCCTCGTCCAGAGCTCCTTCAAGACGTTCAAATTTATCGCATCAGAAGGGCAAGAGGACTTCGAGATGCCGTCCACGCCGGACAAAAACTCCATCAATCTATTCATCAACGGCATCCATCAGGACCTGACGGACGATTTCACCGTGGTCGGTAAAACGATTACGATTCTCGGGGGTGTGGACGCCGGGGACAAGGTCTCGGGGAATTATGCGGAATCTGTTTAGAGTTTTATCGCTCGCATCATTCATCGCGTGTTCTTTTTCCTCCTGCGATCCCGTGTTTGCGGCGACCAAGACCCCGGCCAAAGACATCACGACGAATGCCT